CGGTTTTCAACCGGCAGATCTTTCTCTTCCTTGCCCTCGGCAAGCAGGGACTCTGCGGTATCCGGTGCAGACTTGTCGCGGCCGGTCATGTCGGCAGCAACGATATCGGGGTCAGCCTTGGCCTCAGAAACGGTAATGAAGCCGTTGGCGACGTGCAGGTTGAAAACCTTGTTGCGGCGCAGCTCGGACAGATCCTCAGCGGAAAGCTTGGTCACCACACCTTGTGGGGTGAAGAAACGCTTGTCCAGAATGTTGGCTTTGCCCTTTACCAAGATGGTGCTGCCCTTGATCGGCAGTTTGTTTGGGCTGTCGGCAACGGTGGTGTAGTTGGTGTACAGCTGGTCGTTGCTGAGAGTGGAATAGATGTAAACGTCTTTGTCTTTGCTCATGACCTTGCCCTTGTTCGAGTGTGTATAAACTCTGGCCCCTTTACGGGGCCAGAGTTCATGCTAGCAGATCAGACGCCAGTATAGCGACCGACTGCCCACGGACGTTTAACCATCACGCCGGCAAGGGCGTTTGTGTAGTCCTCGACATAGGACTTGGCGCGCTGCTCGGTGCCCAGGGCCTGGAATCGTGCGGGCACGATCTGGATGAACACGCGGCCATCATCGGTGCTGCCATCGTCCACATCTTCTGCATAGATGTAGATAACGTTGGCGCCACCGTTAGCGCCGGTCAGTTCCGGGGACTCGACATAGCGGGTAGTCGGGTAGGTGGTAGCCATCCACTCGCCAACCGAGTTACCGAACTCCGAGGTAACGCCCATGTACTGGCTGAAGCCAAGCGGCATAGCCATGGTGATAGCGTCGCCACCAGGACCAACCTTGATGTTGCCACCGGAGTTGTTCACAAGGTTGACGTGGAACAGGCGGATGTCCGCGGTGATCTCAAGGAAGTCCTTGGTAGACCACTCGGTATCGGTAGCGCCAGACGGAACGCTAACGTATCCAGGCAGGTTCGGATCGTTCAGGAAGCCGAAGACACGGGTATCCGGAGAGTTGAAACCGAAGAAGCCGACGCGGTTACGGGCGATGTCCAGGGACAGAGCTGCAGCAGCGCGTTTCTCTACAGCCATGTTCAGGTTCGCCTTGGCAGCGCGAGCCTCTTCCAGTCGACCAACCAGCAGACCTTGCTCGAAGCGAATAACGCTGCGGCGCTCGTAGGTCGGGTTGTAGTTGGCGAGTGGGATGTTGCTGGCGTCGCCATACAGCTCGGCCTTACCGGTCAGCTCGGAGGCGGTCTGAACAACTTCCTCGTCTTCCCAGCTGCCGATCACGGACACGCCGATCAGCTCATCGATGTTGCGAACGCGGGTGACCTGGCGAACGATGCCCGGCAGCCAGTTCTGCAGGAACTGAGCAGGGGTGCCCAGGCTGCCGATGGCAGGACCTACCAGCGCGGAGTCCATGGCGTCAACCACGGCATCCAGACCGATACCCATCTGACCCAGTTGGTTCAGAGCAGCGGCAGCTTGCGGGCCTTGAATCACCAGCGGACCGCGGCGAACCAGCTCGCGAGCGCCTACATGGCTAAGTACTTTGCTTTGCATTCTCGCGGCTCCTTAGTTGGTCAGCTTCGCAACGCCCAGGAAGGCGCCGGTAGCGGTCGGGGAAGCGTTGTGGCGCTCCAGTACAGCATTCGGGATAGCGGCTTCACCAGCGCCCGGAGTGCCGAAGTCGATCACGCCAGTGGTGGTGTTGTACTTCAGCGCAGCGCCGATAGTGCCGCCAGTGGTAGAGATGGACACGAACACTTCGCCCATGAACATCAGCTCAACCGGAGTGCCATCGGCCAGGGTCAGGCTGTCAGCCAGAGTGCCGCCAGCAGCAGTGCCGAGCAGCGCGTGAGTCTTCGGGTTGATCAGGATGCCGGCGAAGTCAGCAGCAGCGCCGCCAGCCTTCACGGTTTCAGCGGCGCGATCTTGCCAGGTAAACACACGGCCGATCACGTTGTTGGCAGCACCAGCGCCGGAATCCAACACAGCGGTGCGCACGCGAATCGGACCATCGTAGGCGATTTCGCCAATCACGCCGGACTTGATGTCAGCGACAACAGCAGTTTGGAAGCCCATTATTTTTTCTCCTGGGCGGCGTAGCTGCCCATCAGGTCGAAGTCTTTGCTGTCCTCGGCGGTGATCAGCTTGGATCGATGATCCGGAACGCGGTCTTTCATGTAGGCGTCCAGAGCTGCGACCTCTTGGCCTTCGCTGCAGGTCAAGCCCAGCTTCTCGACGCCGTACTTGGCAACCTGCTCGCCAGTCATCTTGGCATGGTCGAAGGTGCCGACGAATTGAGAGAGGCGACCCGCCAGAGCGTCACGCTCGGCAATGCCGATGATCAGCTTGGAGTCCATGGCGGTGGAGTTCTTGGTCAGGGAGTCGATAGCAGCCTTGATCGGCTTCAGCTTCTCATCCATGGCCTTGTCCATCAGTTCCACGACCTTCTCTTCGGTCACGGTTTCGTCGGTCATGGCGGGCGGCTCCTGCGACGGTTTAGGGTCTTCGTCGATGACCGGAGCATCGACTTTGGGGATCAGTCCAGCTTCAGCCAGAAGCGCCTGTGCTTCAGCTTGCTTCTCGAGCAGAGGCTTCAGCTGATCGATCAGCGCCTTGATTTGTTCCAGGTCGCTGCCGCCCTGGGTGTTTTCATCAGCCATAGCGGCTAGCTCCTTTGCGTCGATGGTGAATCGAAAATCGTCCAGCACTGAAACGTCTGCACCTGTGCGGCCTTCGTTAACGAGTGCCAAATGGTTGCCGCGAATCATGTACTGTTCGGCGTCATAATTCTGGCCCTCGAACTGGCCCGGCGTCAATCTGTAGCGACACCGGTATCCTGGGCTCAATTCTTGCTTGCCGCTTCCGATGAGCGACTTCATGGATTCCGAGAGGATTCGCAGGTTGCCGCGCAGATAGGGAGGATCGGCATAGACCTGTTCTCCGATCATGCCTTGCACGCCCTTACGCTCAGCAGGAGTCGCTCCGATATCCTCAGAACCAAGCATGGCGTGCTCATCCACGAAAGGAAGCAGCTTGAATGATTCGATTGTCTCGGGCGCGAACAGCTCATCAGCCGAGCGATAAACCTGGAAGATCTGATCGTTGCGCGGATCGCCAGGCTCAAACAGACCAAGCTGGCGACCGGAATAGGGGTATACGCCGATCTTGCTGATCGGGTTGCCGGGGATGTCGATATAGCCGTTGATATCGGCAGCGCGAGCGGTCATGGTGCGGAAACCTTAATGCAGAACTGAGGCACTATAGGCTTTAGTCCGGCTCTTATCAGCGGCTCATTCAGCCGAATAAGGAATGCCGGCGCCCATTTGTAAAGAGATATCGTAACCTTCAGCTGGCTCTCTTTCATGCATAGCTCCGAAAGTTTGCAAGCATATAACATTAATCCTCGAAATCTACAATGGGTCTAGCCGTACATCTGCAGTTTGGCAACTGTCCGGGAAGTCCGCGCTCGCCTGTTCTCTCGTCAATGACCGGCAGATCGTCATAGCTGAAGATGCGGCCGGATAGCTGCAGGTGCAAACGCCTAGGCTCTGCTCCGCCGCCTGAGTGGATCCACTCGAAGCGCTTAGCTCCTGCAGCCTTGGAGCGCTCGGCATTCAGCTCACCAGTGATCTTGCGCGTTTGGTCGGTTGCGATGAACTCGACTCGTCGCCGCGTAACGCCTTCATACCTGAGCAACGCATCAACAACGGTCTTCAGGCCCTGTCCGCCAGGATTGACCGACTTGATCACGGCACCATAGATCTGGTGGTGGTAGTGCCTGGAGATGGACTTGATGAGCGCCACGTTCTTCTTGGTCGCCGCCGCTACAGTTGCCTTAACGCCTGGAGCTACCTTCATCGAGCTAAGCGTGACCGTGGCCGATGTCTGCTTGAGAGACTGTGTAGCGCTAACAGCGCTGGCGTTGTCCACCTGCTTGACGTACTTCTCTGCTATCTCTGGTGCTTCTTCGCCGAACAGCTTGGCGAACCTTTCCTCGAGCCGACGTAGAGTCCTCTTTAGCTTCTCCTGAGGCGTTTCGTCCTCGGTGATCGGCTTTACCTCGGCAACGGTCGTAGTCAGCTCCTTGGCGTATTCGTCAAACATCTGACGAACCAACGGCTGCAGCATGGCCGCGTATCGAATGGCAGGGGCAACAGGATAGTTCTGCTGCTGGCCGAACTCAGGCAGCGCGCCTTTCGGTGCAAGCTGCCTGAGGGGTGGGCGCTTAGGCTTGGCCATCTATCGGTGCTTCTTCCGGTACTTCCTCAACAACCGGCGCCTCTTCTACCTCTGCCAGGCCGAAGTAATCAGAGTTCTTATCTACCTCCAATCGCTGGCGAACATCCATGCCGTCGATTGCTCCAGCACCAACAAGGATGGCATCAGTCTCAGCCTTGGTCTTGTTGATGGTCGCCCATTCTTCCGCAGTCGGGCTATCCAGAGGCATCCAAGTGGCATCCAGCTCGAGCGGTTCAATGTCGAGTTTCGGCGCAATGTCCGAGCGCATGACAAGCAGATGGTGTCGGTCAAGCATTGGCTGCAGATCGTTGGTCTGGATACTTTCGAGCTCTTCTCGGTATGTAGCTTCTTCGTATTCGCCAGTCGAGTTGAAGCCCTTCGGTTGAGTACCAAGCAGCTTGGTAGCTGGCACATTCGCAATAGCTGCCACGAGTTGGTACTGCGTCATGATGGTGGTGTCGACATCAGCCAAAGCTGTATCGAACTGGTTCACGTCCTCGGCTTCCTTGTCTACGACCTTGACGCCGTAGTTATCGCGCAGGCCGCACCAGACCTGAAGCTTTTCCACACCTTCGCGCAGGTTGGCCATGAACGACGACATGTTGACCTTTAGGACGGTCAATCGCTTGGTCATGGTCAGCTGAGGCGCTTCGTTCGCGGTGCGTTCTGCCGCATACACCCGTTCATAGATGCGTTGGACAGTCGAGACGCCGCCGTACATGTAAGTCGGCTTGAGGATGTCGGCAACTGGATGCGGCACGTAGATGCACAGGTGCGAGCGGTGATATCGAGTACCACCTATGCGCCAGAAGGTAGGCTCGTAGAAGTGCATCGAGTCAGGCTGAGATACAGCTACAGCAGTGAGTTCAGGAATGCACCAGATAGGATCAACTTGGGCAATGCCGCGGTAACTGCCAGGCGCAACGCCATCCGGATTGAACGGCTTCGAGTAGTACTCCGGGTCAGTGCTGTCCACTTTGAAGATGGCCACTCGGATGCCAAACACGCGCCCCATGTGGATAAACTCGGTCATCTGCTTGTTGATGCCGTAGCGCTTATCAGCCTTCTTCAGGCGCTTAAGAATCTCGTCGCCCTGATCGGTATCGCCATCGATGTTGACCTCATATCCCTGGCGCACGGCGTCACGGCCAGGCATCAGGCAGGCTTTGTCCACAAGCCAGTGCTGAGCCATGACCGCGCAGACTTGGTAACCAATGAAGCCCTGCGAGCCATACCAGCCTAGAATCGCATCAGGCACACCAATGTACGGCGAACCGAACTTGACCTCATTCTCAAGATCGTCCGCAGAGTCCATGGTCATGCCTTCAACCACCGGCAATGCCTTCTGGATGCTAAGAGCCAGCGGGCTCATGTTCGGATGCTTGCGCATCGGCCCTAGGTCAGTGGTGAAGAAGCCAACAGGCTGCGGCAGTTCGACTTCAGCCGGTTGTGTCTTTTGCTTTCTGGGCCACATGCCGGGCGGTCTCCATATGGGTTTTGGGTATGTTAGCCGAAGAAGCCCTTCTTGCGCTTCATGACCGGTTCAAGCGCATATCGAAGCGCATCAATCCAGTGGTTAAACGCGTCCACGATGATTGGCAGAACGTCTCCGGTCAAGCGGTCGACCTTGTATGAGTACATGCGGAACTCTTCAATTGTGCGCTTGCATCGGGGATGTATTACTACTCGGTCATAGGATTTTATGTGCTCTATGCCGTCTTCAACGCTGCCTTTGCCTTTCTCGCAACTGACAATCTGCGGCAGATGAGGCCGGCTACTGTATGGATCAGGCTTCTTGAGATAAGCGATGGTTTCAGGTCGCGCGTTGTCGGCCCTGACCGTGTGCTTTTCAATTCCAGGAATATCCTTGACCAGCAGTTTGGCAAGTTCGTCGTTCTCAATGCCAACTCCACCGGACTCTCGCTCGATGTACAGCGTGCGACCGTCAATCCAGGCCTTAACTGCAGCAGATGGGTCCTGCGAGAATCCGAAGTCCAGGCCGTGGTATGGGCCATTCCAGCTGTCTTGAGGCTCGAATTCCTCCACGCAGAACTTGTCGGCAAAGATCTGCGCCTTGGAGTTCTCTCGGTATTTGCCTTCCCATACCCAAGCATAGGTGTTTGGGTCCAGTCGTTTCAGGTCCGCTTGTCGCTCCTGCTCTAGCACGTCTGGGAACCATGGGTTGTCGGAGTAGTTCATCTCAATGATTTTGCAGCCTTCTGGTACTGCCTTCCTGAACCTAGAATCAGTTGGGCTTCCATCTTTTTCGGGGTTATAGGAAACGTAAATTTCCGAATCATCCTCTCGAACAGTTGGAAGAAGCTTCTGCCACGCAATCTCTGTAACATCTTCAGCCTCATCAACCCAGGCGATCAATATCCTTGCCTTAGATTTTACGCTGTTAAGATTGGTTCTTAGGCCAGTAAATGCGTACCAAACCCGCTTATTCTTTGTCCTGATGAACGTTTCGCCTATTTCGAAATAATCATCTAGCCAATCAACCGACCTGATGGCTTGCTTTATTTCCTCCATAGATGAATCCGCGAGGGAGTTCATGAATTCCCTTGCGCACAGAATTACTCCGGACCTCCCTTCCTCTGCGAACTTATAGGCCATCACCGCAGTCATCAGGGCAAATCCCCTAGTTTTGCCGCTCCCCCTTCCGCCATGAGCAACTCTGTATCTGGCCTGTCCAGAAAAAAGACCAACCATTTTCTTGGGTAGACTAATTTGAGCTTTCAAGAAAGAGACGCCTCTCGTCCATGATTTCCATGAAATCCATAACGGCGCTCAGCTGCTTTCCTTACAGATATAGCTTTGTCTAGATTCTTGTGCACGCCAAGGTGAATTGTATTCCCATCAATTGTTATTTGAACCGCATAAGCGTTAAGACGATCATACCAATATACTCCGTGATAAGGAGCCTTCACATTTTCTCGCCTTTTTATGTTTTTACTATTGCCGGCAGAGGTGACTAATCTTAAGTTTGATATTGTATTGTTAAAAGTGTTCCCATCTATGTGGTCGACTTCCATGTCTTCTGGTATATCACCATTCATCCATATCCATACAATACGATGAACATAGTACAATTTTTTATCTATTCTAATCTTAATGTATGAATGCCCAGCAGAGCTTTTACTAAAGCATCCCGCTTCTTTTCCGGACTTCTGCGAATTAAAGGTTCGCCATCCTCTGCCAGTCTTGAAATGGTGATATGGTCTAAAAAGCCATCTCACTGCACCAGTAGATTGGTCGTAGCTAAGGCATTCTCTCAAGTACTGCTTACTTGGGTTTTTCATGATCACCTCGTCTAGGTGCCGTCTTTTGATTTGGAGCGCATGCCAAGTGACGAGCTTGGACGGAGCCGCTAAGCCCCTCATGCGCAAAACTTGGATCTATTCTTCAGAAGGGGAAACCAGCTCAATCACTGTCGGCTTCTGGCTCATGCTTCCATCCGAGCTGACATGATCCACGCGGTCGCCGTACTTCTTCGGAGCGCGACGAGCAGCAATCCATTTCAGCGCATCGATCTTGACGCGGTCTGCCTGGGCAGTTTCAGGGCTTGCATTCATGGCTGCGTCGTAGATGTCGTTCTCGAACAGATCGGACGCAAGATCCCTAGCGCGCGCGTATTGTTTTTCAAACTCGGGGCGCTCCGAAACCATCTTGATCACATGACCAGGGGAGCACTGCAGTTCTACTGCAATCTGACGGATCGTCTGCCCCTCAGCCACGCGCGTGCAGATCAGGTCGATCTTGCTTTGGTGCGACGGGTCAATGGGTAATTGGTCGGTCATGCGCTTAATCCGTAGTGATTGCAGGTGGCCGTGCGTCACACGACTGCGGTTTAAAGGCTCGCTCCGCCTACTCTGCCTACAAGGCCGGCAACGGCTACACCTGCCAGATTGATTCTACCTTTGCGTCATACCTTGTCAACCACTCATCGAACAAATGCTTGA